TATAGCACAAAGCAGCCGTCATTGGGTTGACATTGAAGTCGATGCCTACAAGGATCACGTCACCAAGATCTGGCTTCGGCACAGCATGAACATGAATAGCGCGCTTGAACGCGTAATGTGCTGCCATATTGTTCAGATTCACAAATTGACCGCTAATATAGGCCAAGGCCATCTGTTCATCATAAGTGTTGAGCAAATCATTAATGTATTCAGTGGGAAGATATATATTCGATCGCGTATCGGCATGGATGACGGATGTACCCGGATTCGGAGACTTCTTCAGCACATCGTAACAGGTTGAAAAGCCTTCCGGTGACGAAACCAAAAACAATTGAGCGTCTCTGCGTCCACGCAAACGTTCTCTTGCCCGGCGGATAGCGATCTTGCCTTTCTCCAAATCAAGCGTATCGATCTCGTCAAAACCGAAATCGGTGAACGAAAAGCCCTTGATCCGCTCAGGGTGGAATGCAGACACTATCTTGACTTGACCCTGTTCGGTTTTAATTGTAAGTTCTGATTTGTTCTCTACATATTTGATTCCCGCCATATCCAACATATCGCAATACGGGTAGAAGAACAGTTCCTTCGCATCGCCATAAGATGGATAGCCGATGCCGACATTACTCCTGCCGGTTGCGCCCGGTCTACTGATGTGGCAGATGAATGTCTTAGCAAGAAAGGCTGCGGTTTTGCCAGATCCGAGCCCGCCGATTAGCCCAAGCGTTCTGCTCCAATCATTGAGGAATTGCCATTGATGCGGCAAATAATGATCTTCACAAAAGTTAATCTTCATCGGATTCCGCCAGCCGCGCAGGGCGCATGCATATTTCGGGTTTGTTGTGGTCTTGCGGCGCATCAGGAACATCTTTCTGCCCAAGATACTGCTTGCCAAGCCAAACTAATAGAGTAGGATTTCTGTCCTCAATCGCTGATTTTACCTGCGCTTCGGATAATTTCATCTTCATTCCAGAAAATCCTTTTTTATACTCCTTGGAAAATTCAGATTTATCGTCTTGCATGGCAGCTCGGATTGTATCCACGCTGCAGCCGATCTGCTCAGCCATTGTGTCGTATGTAGCGCGGAAATAGCCAAATATTTTGGCTTGCTTTGGATCAAGCTCAATGCGCGGTCTGCCTACGGGTTTCTTTGGCTTGTCTTTTTTGGTCGCTGCCATATTATCCGTCCCACGGCATGCCGATGCCGAAGTGCCCCCACTCTGCTGTTTTTTCATAATCAATATCACGAAGCCCAAGCGCATCAATAATTGCTTTTGGTGTCAAGTTGTAGTGTGAAATGTCAACATGATTTCCATCGGCAATACACTCCGTCATTACCGGATCAGGAACGCCGATTGCATAGGCAAGCGAAACGATAACTTCTTTTGCATTTTTTTGGCGCAAGATATCTACGGCAATTTTTCTTGCCATATACGCAGCAGAGCGATCTACTTTGGTGGGGTCTTTTCCGCTAAATGCGCCGCCGCCAATGGGTGTTCTGGTTCCGTAGTTGTCTATCGCAAGTTTCCTGCCCGTAACGCCAGAGTCAGCGTTCAACCCACCAATTTCCCAATCGCCGGCAGGATTACACATTATCGATTCGCATTTTCTGCCATCAAGCCACTGGTGCACAAGGGATCTCAGGTCTCCGCTCTTTGTGTTGTGAAAGCTTGCGACAATAGTGGATATTTTATTGCCGTCCATTGTGATTTGAGTTTTGCCGTCAACTTCGTGTCGCATATAAATGAATTGGCACAAGTCTCTGGCGAGGTTTAGTTCCATAGGAATAAGATTATCATTTTCGTTGCAGGCATATCCGATCATAATGCCTTGATCTCCGGCTCCTCCTGCATCAACTCCCATCGCTATGTCGGGTGACTGTCGCACAATATTGACTTGCACTCCGCATTCACCATCTGTAATCCTGCGGGCTATATCAGCAATATCAACAAAGGCTGTGGTTGTCATTTCGCCAAGAACGGTCACAATGCCATGACCGGCACAAACTTCTATTGCCGTTCTTGCGTTTTGGTCTTGTTTGATTGCCTCCGTCAATATGGCATCAGCTATGCGGTCACACATCTTATCTGGATGCTTCGGAGTTACACATTC